TGGGTGTTGCGTCATGCGGAATGCTTTCTATCGCTGCCCTTCTCTCGTCCTTACTTGGTAGGTCGAGAATATTGCTTGGCAGGTAGTAGACCAGCGTTGCCCTTGCCAGATCATGAAACTCTGGTGTTAGGTTGTCCTCTATGTATTTAAGGCACTGGGGGTAGTAAGTTTTTTTCGCCGCTAATTTAATTTCTGCGTTGAACGCTGCTGGCTTCATTGGGAACCTCTAGTAATTCTCTCATCAATAAGATGCCTGTCTCCCAATCCACCGTGATTGTCTCAACAGTTTTGAACGAGTATTCCTTGAATGTCCGTAACGGAAATACCATGCGTATGGGCTGGCGGTCGTACTTATAGATAAGCACTGGTATGTAATCATCTCCCGCCGATGTCTTAGCCTGCTCCCACCACTCAGGCTTGTGCCAATGCCCGCTGGCGTATCGCTTGGCTTCAATCATGAGGTTATGGAACTCAATGTCAGCCTTGCCGCAGGTCTGGTACTGGTCGAGGTTACGCTTTAGGTGAGACGCGCAATCACCGAACTCATCATGAAACATCTTGATAAGCTCCCGCTCAAACGCGTGACCCTTAGCTCGACCGTTGATCAACTCTCTGCCTCAATCAACCATTGCAGGTAGACCTTGGCTTTCTCAAGACTCTGAACCTTTCCGTTGGGGTGGTTCTCATAGCGCCAGACATACTTCTGTACGTTGCCTTTGAGATAGCCTCTCCATTGGTCAATGTCCATCGAGCTTTTGATCGCGTCGATACACTCAATAGCGTCTTCGGTTTTCTTGTAATGCTTGGGCTGTTTAACCGCGTCCCACTGCGCGGGGGTTGTCATATTGATGCTCATTTCTTCTTACTCCTTCCACAATATTTGCAGGGCTTGGTCCAATCTGTCGTTGCCAAACAGTCACACAGCCGCATCGGCGTTTGTCTGGGTGGCTCAGGGTCAAAATGGTAGTGCCCCTTGGGTTGTCGCTGCCTCTTGGGAGTCAGCTGTAGCTTGTCAAACTCCGTTAATTTCATTAATCCTCCCTTGCGTCCACTCCAGCAGCTCTAGCTGGGTGCCGTATCTGCTCTCAAACTTTCTCTTAAAGGGGTGACGGCTGGTGTAGCTGGCGTTGTCCTCACCCCCGCGATGATGCTTGTAACAGAGCGGAATGGACTTAAGGTGCGCCCCCTCTTTGGTCTTACCGTCGATGTGATGCACCTCAGCTGGCGTGAACACGTTGAACTGACGATGGCAGACACAGCAGCCGAGCTGGGTAATGTCATCCATCCACTTCTTATCAACCGCATTCGCGCCGCGCCCCTTCATGTTCCGTAAACTCTCCGCTCTGCACGCTCACTGGCGAGCATGGATTGCCAAACCTTGAACTCGACCTCGGCAGCAAGCATCTCTGACTTAGCCGCTGCCAGCATGCCTTTAGCCCTGCCCCGAGATAGCCGCGCCTCGTACACGTTGACGTCTTCATCCGAAGCTCTGAGTTGAGCCGCATTGGTCTTGGCGCCCTGCGCCTCAGCCATCACCATGGACTGCGCCACTATTCTCTTTTCATCTGCATCAGCCTTGGACAGCTCGTACTCTGCCTTGCCCACTGCAATGCCAGCCTCTCGTATTTTTTGTGCAAACTTTTCCTGATCCATCTATGCATCCTTTGAATAATTGATATAAAACCTTGGCTTGCCATTCTTTCTGTCGCGGTACTGACAGCACCTGCTATCGAACTCAAAGCCAACCTTTCCTTCATACATACCGTTGCGATTCTTTAAGACCTCGAGATACGTATCCCACTGCTTGGTGTACATCTCGTCCGGCTCTTCACCCAGCATCTCTGCCTGCTCTATCTGCTCGGCTTTCTTCTTGTTCTTCCATACACTGATAAAGCCATCTGCCAAGTCAGTGATAGAGCCCGAGCCCTTAACGTCGTACTTGTTGGGTGCTGCGTACTCTGACTCGCCCTTTCGGACGTGGGTCACGATGAAGATAGTGACGGGGAATGACAGCTTGAAGTTGACCAGCTTCTCGATGAAGCGCTGCTGCCCTTCGTAATCATCCTGCCTGACCATATTGGTCAAGCTATCGACCACAAAGACATTGATGCCGTAACGTCGATATGCATATTCAAAGCACGACATAAGGTCTTCAGGCTTGGGGGTCAGCTTGTCAACGAACAGCCACAGGTTAGGGCACATCCACTCAAGCAGTTTCTTTCTGTATGGCTGGGGTGGCTGCTCTGATCCAGCAGCCTGCCTAACCATTCGCCCCATGGTTGCCTTGGGCGTCATCTCCATCGATGCAATCAGAACCTTTTGATCCTGCTCTACAGCATTGAGTGACAGCTGGTTAAGCCACATGCTTTTGCCGTGACCGTTGATCCCGCAAACACCCCACAGCTCGTTGGGTCTGAACTTGATGTCCTCTTCGTCCAGCTTCGCCCATCCAGAGCCGAAGCCCTGCGTGTCGTCCATCTTGTTTTCAAAGAAGTCATCGATGTCCGCTTCAAAGTCCAGTACAGAGCGCAAAGTCTCAGGGTCTTTCCAGCGTGCCTCTTGATAGGCGCACTCCAGCATCCAGCGTGCCTGCTCGTAGCCTTCCTTTTGCAGCAGCTCATTGATGTCTTTGGTTGGCAGGTTAACCCTGTAGCATCGGTCACCCAGCCTAGACATAATTTCTGCGGCGGCAAGCTCCCCCTGCTCATCCATGTCAGTAGCGATTAATATCTCTTCAAAGCGGGCGAGGTTCTCGTATTCATGGGCGATCCACTTGGTCTGCTTCGCGCCTTTACCTCCACCCATTGGCACCGATAGAGCTGGGAACCCTAACTCACCACAGGCGATGGCATCCCACTCACCCTCAGTGATCCACACCTTTCGCGCATCGTCAGGCATGGCTTGCCATCCAAACAAGATAGGCTTGAGGTCTTTCTGAGTGGACGGGTTGCCGTCATGATTGATCGGCTTGGTCTTTAGGAATGTCTCATTGCCCTGAGTGTCGAAGAAGGGGAACACAACATCTTGACCACCCCTTGCGTCGGTCTCATATATCTTCCAGCGGAAGCATACCTCCCCTACATCTTTGAACCCTCTCTTCTCCATATACCCATGCAGGTGGGCGCTCTCATTGCGAGACGGGGGCTGAGGTTTGGTGTAGTTCTTTTTTTCCGCCGGAGCAACTTTTTTGGCGGGGGTGTTGTCGCGGATACCGTAGCGCTTCTTTGCCCAATCCATTGCGTTGACTAAGGTAAGACCTTGGCTGTACATGATGAGGTCCAGCAGGTCTCCGCCCTCACCCGTACTAAAGTCCATCCACTTACCGCACTGATCGCCGTTGAGATAGACAGACATGCTCCTGCCTTTCTCGCCTTGTATCGATCCGATCTTGTAGCAGCCGGATTCCACTCTACCGTCGGGGTATAGTTCGTGACAGATACCAGCAGCATGCGGGGCTAGGTGCTGGGCTAGCGTTTTAACGTCCATCATTTGACAGCTCCCAACAGATCATTCTTTCTGTCGTGCCCTTTAAAGCACTTGAGCGCTGCCCAATCAGGGCTACCGATTCTTTCCCAGCCTCGGCTGATCGCAAAATCCACAACACCCGCGATATCAAAACCTTGGCGCTTCATAACCTTGAAGTCCTCAGCCTGAGCGCTGAGCATCTTTGCCGCAGGCTTTCTGCCTTTACGTTTCTCCAGCTTGTACTCCCACCACTTAGCCCATGGCTTATCAGCAATACCCTCTGGATTACCGTTTAGGAGATCAGACCGCCAGCATGTTTGTTCTTTCTGATGTTCGTTAGTAATAATATTTGTTCTTTGGGTCTGATTACCTTGATCTGGGTTTACTTGATCTGGGTTAGCTTGATCTGGGTTTCGATGATCTAGTGGAAAAGCCCCTCTAACATCAGTCACCAGCCAATCCCAGCGGACGACGTGACCACTTTCGTTTCGGACAATTTCTCTGCGTATGTATTCAGCCTCTTCCAGCTCAGCTGTGATGCGAGTCATCTTCACGTTGCCGACACCGAAGACAGTGCAGAGTTGGTTGTTGGTGATTTGCCAGTCATCGACATGGCTAAGAAGATAGACAAGAACCCCTAAAGACTCTGGCGATAAACCGTCATCTCTAAACTGGCTGGCACTAACGCCGCCTCTGAGAAGTAAGTTGGGGATTCGGGTGTAATGGTCTTGCTTGAGGTTTGCAGGACGGAAAATCATTAATGAGACGGCTCCATGTAATATTCGTTTGAGCAGCCATATTAATCTGGTGGTTAACAGATATCAAATAAATTTATGAAAGGGGTTGAAAGTAAGCGTTTTATCAGGAAAATAATTCGGCGGAGGAAACATGGACGAAAAAAAAGAACAAAGGAAAAAAATATTCAA